CCATGATTTGTTTCCCAACGACCTTTTGCTTTAGAGTCTTCTCTAAGTGTAACATTTCCAAAAATTTGTTTATACTCTGGTGTGTTCATAAGGTTACGAACCTTACTACCAAACCTTGAAGCAAGTTCAGCATTGTGTGATACCTGCATTATTTTTTTCTTTGGATACTTACCAATAAACCAAGCAGGAAAAAGATAAGATGCAAATTCAGATTTTGTATGCCTAGGAGGCATATTAATGATGAGCCTCTTTGCATCACCATCAGCAATATCTTGAAAAGCTTCACCAATAATTTGATGGTGCCCATATTTCTTTGGGTCCTTTGTTTTTCTGTAGATAAAATCTTCCCAGACAGTTTCTGCAAAAATTATAAAATTATCCTGGCATAACTTGATCCACTGTAATTGCTTTTGCAGGATAATGTCTTTTAATTCATCTTCAGTTAAATTTTGTAAATTCATACCGTTTGGGTCCCTAGTATATTTATGTATATTGCTTTGTAAAGCGTTTCGCAAATCGCACAGGTAACCTGTGCGTGGTTGGTTCGTAGATTTTTAAAAAAGCAGGTTGTTGTAGATTATGAGCCTTTTATGGCGTGGTGGTGGCGTAGCCACGCTAGTGGCTACGCTATTGGTTTATTCTTGCGTTGGCGTTAGCTGTTGTACCAATGTTGAAAATTTAGTGAGTATATTATTTTTAAACTCATCAACAACAGCGTTGCCTTGATTTTCTAATATGTGTTTCTCACACTCGCCCATTAATAATTGAAACATAATCTCATAGTTGAGTTGTTTCTTTGCTCCATTATTAATAAGCATATCAGACAATTGAGTTGGCGATTTCTCGCCAACCCTCTCTGCTAATACTTGAGCGATGTTGATTAAACTATTGTTGGGCATCAGCATCACTCCCTATTGCTTTGTACTCTTGATATTCTATTTCAGTACAGAACTTGTTGAATAAATCATTGTGAGCAATCTTGAAATTTGCTGTTTCAAATTTCTTACGCTTACGATTTATTTTTT